ATCATGGCAGATACAACAACCACCAACTATGCCTTAGTTAAACCAGAGGTGGGAGCGTCTAGCTCCACTTGGGGAACAAAGCTCAACACGGATTTGGATGCCATTGACGCGGCTATTTATGCCTCATTCCCAATTGGCGGCATTATCTTATGGTCTGGTTCGGTTGCATCTATCCCAGCCAACTGGGCGCTGTGTGATGGGACAAGCGGAACGCCAAACCTTGTGGATCGTTTTGTGGTTGGAGCTGGCAGCACATACGCTGTAGCCGCAACTGGCGGCGCTGCAACAGTAACGCTAGACGCAACGCAAATACCAGCACACAGCCACACGGCTGATGGCGATTTAACTGCCGCATCGGCTGGGGCGCACACTCACACTGGATCAACTGATACAACAGGCGCACATACTCACACGCAAACGGTCAACGGCCAAGACCAAGATTGGGGTACTGCATCTTATAGTAACGTGTCTGGTACTAAAAATAACACAGGAACTAGAACCTCTCCGATTGACACCCTTAGTGCTGGCGCACACAGCCACACATTCACTACAGACAGCGCTGGCGCTCACACACACGACATTACTGGCTCCACATCAAGTGTTGGCGGCGGATTGGCGCACGAAAACCTACCACCATACTACGCACTAGCATACATCATGCGGACGGCCTAAATGGCATTAGTCAAACTAGACATCCCAGCGGGTGCTGTTCGAAATGGGACAGAGTACGAAACGGGTGGCCGTTGGCGTGATATGTCCCTCATTCGCTTTTTCAATAACGTCATCCAGCCAATAGGCGGGTGGCGAGAGCGTATTGCAACGCAGCTTACTGGCAAGCCTAGAGCTATTCGTGCTTGGCGTGACAATGCTGGCGACAGGTGGCTGGGTATTGGCACTCACACAAATCTGTATGCACTGAGTGGCGGCGGTGATCTTTATGACATTACACCCGCTGGGTTCACAACAGGCATACCAGACGCGGCTGGTGCTGTAGGCTACGGCGTAGGCCCTTACGGCTCATACGAATACGGACTACCACGCCCCGATAGCGCATCTACAAATGTTTTGTGGGCTTCGGTGTGGTCGCTAGACACTTGGGGAGAATACCTCGTCGGATGTATGCACGGCGATGGGGTCATCTATGAGTGGCCGCTAGATACCATTGCCCCTATTGCCGCAGTTGCAGTTGCAAACGCACCAACAAACTGTGCTGGCGTTATCGTATCAGAAGAACGTATTTTGTTCGCCTATGGTGCCGATGGAAATGACCGCCAAATTGACTGGTCAGATCAAGAGAATAACACGCTGTGGACACCAGCATCGACTAATCAAGCTGGCTCACAGTTACTGCAAACCAATGGCCGCATCGTTGGTGCTTGCCGCGTAAACGGAGGGACGCTCTTCGTCACTGACGTAGACGCTCACCAAGCTGTGTACACTGGTGCGCCGTTTATTTTCAGGTTTGATCGCATCGGAACAAGCTGTGGTTTGATCTCTAGGGGGGCTTTGGCCCAAGTAGAGAATGTTGCCATGTGGATGGGCTTTGGAGGCTTCTGGCAGTCATCTGGAAGCGTTACGCCTATTGATTGCCCCGTGTCCGAATACATCTTTAACGACATGAATAAAGACCAATCTAGCAAGATTGTTTGTAATGTTAACATTCAATACGGCGAAGTGACTTGGTGGTATCCATCTGAAGCATCAAATGAAAACGACAGATACGTCACATACAATTATCGCAACGGAACTTGGGCCACTGGCTACCTGTCACGCACTTGTGGATCAGATGGCGGCGTCTTCGGCTCTCCAGTCATGTGCGATGCTAATGGCTACATCTACGACCACGAGATCGGCATCCTAGACGCTGGCTTGAGCTACGCCGAAACAGGGCCTATTGAGATGGGCAGCGGCGACAATCTGTCCGTCGTGACTTCAATCATACCTGACACGATTAATAATGGCGACGTGACTGCATCATTCACGACGCGCCTGTACCCAGCCTCAACGGAGACAACATATGGGCCATATACTATGACAAGCCCTACGTCTGTGCGGTTTACGGGCCGTCAGATCAAGATGAAGATCATTGGCGGCAATACCGATTGGCGCGTTGG